ACACAGCAGAAGGCGGATGGTTTGACGGCAACTTGGTGCGGTTTCGGAAAGGTTTGCCAGAGAAGATAGGCGGTTGGCAGAAATACATTCAAGCCTCATACGAGGGCACAGGCCGCAAACTCCATGGCTGGGTTGATCTTGATGGCACTAAGCTGTTGGGACTTGGCACACGTTTTAAGCTGTACATACAAGAAGGCGCAAGCTACAACGACATTACGCCCATACGCAGCACAACAGGTGCAGGCGACGTTACGTTTGCTGCAACTGATGGATCAAGCACCATAACCGTAACCGATACAGGCCATGGTGCAGCAGAGGGAGACTTTGTTACTTTCTCTGGCGCAGCGACTCTTGGCGGCAACATCACAGCTGCAGTCTTGAATCAGGAATATCAGATTCAATCAGTGCCTTCGACAAGCACGTTTACCATCAGCGCCAAAGACACAAGTGGCACAGAAGTCACCGCAAATAGCAGTGATAGTGGCAACGGTGGCAGCAGTGTAGTTGGAACCTATCAAATCAACTCTGGTCTAGATGTGTTTGTAGACGGCACGGGCTGGGGTGTAGGCGCATGGTCATCTGGGGCTTGGGGGTCAACGTCTACACTGACAGACTCAAACCAACTGCGTTTATGGTCAATGGATAACTTTGGTGAAGACTTAATATCCAATCCTCGCGCAGGAAGTATTTATTACTGGGACAAGACAAATGGTCTTAGCACCAGGGCCGTAGCTTTGTCTGGGATTAGTGGCGCAAACCTAGTGCCCACAAAGGGGCTGCAAGTCATAGTCTCTGACATCGACAGACACGTTCTTGTACTTGGCGCTGACCCTATCAATGCAGCAGGCACGGCAAGAACTGGTTCGATTGACCCATTGTTGATTGCTTTCTCTGATCAAGAAAATGCCACTGAGTTTGAGCCTAAGTCCACCAACACCGCTGGATCACTGAGGTGCTCTGCAGGAAGCGAGATCATAGGCGGGTTGCGAGCTAGGCAAGAAACCTTGATATGGACAGATGTTGCGCTCTACAGCCTGCAGTTCATTGGGCCACCTTTGACCTTCGGTCTGAACCTAATCAACGAGGGCGTCAGCTTGATTGGCCCGAATGGTGCTGTGAATACACCTTCTGGTGTTTTTTGGATGGACAAGAAAGGCTTCTATTCATATGGAGGAAGCGTTACGCCTGTGCCTTGCTCTGTGAAGTCATACGTTTTTGATGACTTCAACGAAGGACAAGCATTTCAAGTGTTCGCTTTTTTGAACAAGCAGTTCAGTGAGGTAGGCTGGTTCTACTGCTCTGCTGCCTCAACAAGCATTGATAGGTTTGTTGCGTACAACTATCAAGAACAAACGTGGAACATTGGGCAACTGTCCAGAACCGCGTGGCTTGATGAAGGCATCGTTGCTTTCCCAAGGGCTGCAGGCAAATCAAGCTCTACAAATTACCTGTATCAACATGAAACTGGTCACGATGATGACGGCAGTCCCATGACCAACGTGTTCATAGAATCTGCTGACTTTGACATAGGGGATGGCGAAGAGTTTCAGTTCATACGTCGTTGCATACCTGATATCAAGTTCACGGGTTCAGGTGAAAGCCAGACCATCAACGTGGTTGTGAAAGCGCGCAACTTCCCCGGTAGCGACCTGACCACAGACCAAACCACTGCAATCACAAGCTCAACCACAAAAGTCGATACTAGAGCGCGTGGCCGTCAAGCAGTCGTGCGCTTTGAATCTGATGACGATGCGGTCACCGATTCACAGCTAGGCGTTGGCTTCAGAGTGGGCGGAACACGCCTTGACATACAGCCCAACGGTAGACGATGAGCAAGTTACTACGAGGTAGGCTACCGCTCATCAACAGTGGCGCTGCCGTTGATGGCACTACGTTCAACAGAACAGTGCGCTTGCTTGAACTGAGCTTGGATGCGTTTGATCCAGACGCTACACCACAGTTCACGCGAGAGAAAAGAGACACTTTGAAATTCAACACAGGTGATTTAATCTGGAACACAACTATCAACACTTTACAAGTGTTTGATGGTAACAACTGGATTAGTTTGTCTCAGGAGTTACCGTACACAACTGATCCCCTTGAGGCTCAAGGTCAGGTTGGTTCTGTTCAGGTGATAAATGCAGGAGCAATAGTAGTGAGTGTAGGTTCATGACAAAGCTATGCCCAAGAGGTAAAGCTGCAGCTAAGCGCAAATTCAAGGTATACCCGTCAGCGTATGCAAATGCTTACGCCAGCAAGATTTGCGCAGGCAAAATCAAAGATCCGTCTGGCGTGAAGCGCAAAGATTTCAAAGGCCCAAAGCCAAAAGATATGAATGCAGGTGGCTTTGTGGCTAAACGTGCTCGCTTGATAGATCCCAAAGGATTCAGCGGCATGATGCCGAGTAAGCGTGGGAGAACAAGACTCTCATGAGCCTGAAAGAGTGGTTTGGCAAAGGCCCAAAAGGTGATTGGGTAGATATTGGGGCACCGAAGAAAGACGGTAAGTTCCAAAAGTGTGGCCGTGCCAAGGTTAAAGGTTCAAAGCGCAAGTATCCAAAGTGCGTGCCTAGGTCAAGAGCAAACTCTATGACTGAGGGGGAGCGACGTAGCGCTGTTACGCGCAAGCGTGCAAAGCCACAAGGCGTGGGCGGTAAGCCAACAAATGTGAAGACCATTGTAAAGAAAGCTAGTGGTGGCGAGGTTCGCCGTAATCACCGTGGCTGTGGGGCTGTCATGTCTGATCGACGCAAGCGAACAAGGTACTCCTGATGTTTAGACGATACGCAGAAGAGTTCAACGGCGGTGGTGAAGTCAAGAAACGACGCCGCGACAAGATGCCGAAGCGCAATAAAAAGAACTTTCGCCCTACAAAACAAGGCGCTGGCATGACAGAAGCTGGTGTAAAAGCGTATCGTAAAGCCAATCCTGGTAGTAAACTGCAGACTGCTGTGACGGAGAGTAAGCCTACAGGGAAGCGTGCAGCGCGTAGAAAGTCTTTTTGCGCACGATCTGCAGGGCAAATGAAGAAGTTTCCAAAAGCGGCAAAAGATCCTAACTCTAGGTTAAGACAGGCCAGACGGCGATGGAAGTGTTAAGCAAGTGAGTAACTGATATGGGAATGTCAAAAGAAGAAAAAGCACAGGCCGCTCAAGTCAGGGATAAAGTCCAAGACGAAATGGCTGTAAGAAAAAGCTATAGGCAAACGGAAGGCTTTGACCGATTCGCCCCAAGTAAGCTGCAACTTCTTAGGTCGGAATTAAAAGACAGCCCATCTTTCTTGGGAGGAGCACCAAGCCCATACGCGCAGTCTTTGGCTTATCAATCTCTGCCTGGAATGAACTACGCTAATCGTCCGGGCACTACTGAAGCATTCTATCCGCAAGCAAATATAGCGCCTCCTGTAGCCGTAACGCCCCCAGCAAGCGGCGGCATTTCTAACGTATATAAATCTGAACCCGCCATAGAAGGCCCAGCTTTCAGAGGCAGAGAGATTGGCGAGGAGAATCAAAGACTATTTAATGAGCTTCTTGTTGCACAAAATGAAAGAGAATTTGAAGAGGCTTTGAAGATAGAGGACTTTATCAAGTCTCGCGACATGTTGAACGATGGCATCTTCAAAATACAAGACTTTGAAGATTATATAGGTGGCGACAATCTGATGATGGCCGCAGAGGGCGGCATTGCAAGCTTGCCTGTTGAGATGAGCGGTGGAGGCATGCCAGGGGGAATGGATTTGTATGGAGGTTTTTCAACAAAAAATCAAACGCCGTATAAAAGCATGACTAAAGAGCAGCTGATTTCACTATTAGAAGAACGAGAAACCAAAAGTAAAATTTCTCCAAAAAACGCAGCTTTGACATCTTTGGCTAGTTCGTTGTCTGATTTTGGAAAGCCTCAAACTTTTGCTGATGGCGGCAATGTCGATTTTCCTCGCATGAACGGCCCAATAGCTGGTCCGGGCACAGAGACAAGTGATGATATTCCTGCAATGCTTAGCGATGGTGAGTTTGTTGTAAACGCTAAGGCAGTTCGTGGTGTCGGCAAATTGAACGGCGCTGGTAAAACAAAAGAAGAACAACGCCGTGAGGGCGCTCGCATGATGTATGCCTTACAGAAGGCAGGTGAGCAAGCGATGAGGAAAACGTAATGGCTAGTACAGGCGTCACCGATACCAGTATTCAATATGTAGCCCCCCAAGCAGGGCAAACGTATGCCGATCCAGCGATGGAGTTGGCGACAAGAAATATTCTTGCGTCTTATTTTGGTAGTGGTCAGCCAGGGGACACAGGTCTTATTGGTCAACCCATACCCATTCCGATACAGCAGGTTGCTGGCCTTTCGCCATTAGAGATTCAAGCGCGTAATGCTGCACAAGGATTAGGCGGTTTTGGCGCACAACTCGCAGAAGCGCAAAACCTTTTCAGGCAGGCTGGTCAAGGGTTTGATCCTCGCACGGCTGGTTTGTTTGCAGACCCGCGAGCGCGTGAACTTTACGAACAAAGCTTAGGGGTCTTTGACCCAGCCACAGGTGAGCGATTTGTAGATCAACGTGCACGACAAGGCATGGAAACTGCGATGGGAGATATCGCACAAGCGGGAGCGGGCATTCCTTCGATCATAGGTGGCGCACAAACAGGAATGTCTGATGCTGAGCGAGCCATAGCTGAAGCGAGCGGCACTGCTAGAGCAGGAATAACAGACGCTGCTCGTGGTATTACAGGCGAAGTTGCTGGTGCACAGACGGGCGCTGCAGAAGCTGCACAAAGAGCGCGTGCGCAAACAGAGATGGCTGGTGCAGACTTACGCTCTGCTGGTCAAATGGGTCGCGCAGCAGCACTTCAAGGCATAGCTGGGCTTGCTGGCACTGGTGACCAGTTCGATCCTGCAGGTATCGCTAGATTCCAAGATCCCTTTAACCAACAGGTTATTGAGGCGCAACAAGCAGAGATTGCAAGGCTAGGCGAGCAACAGAAACGGGATGCACGCGCACAGCAGATACGAGCAGGTGCGTTTGGTGGATCTCGTGGCGCGATACAAGAGGCCGAGATTGGCCGTAACGTACTACAGCAACAAGCCAAGACAGGCGCTGAGTTACGATCACAAGGATTTCAACAAGCAGCACAACAAGCACAACAAGCCTTTGAACAGGCGCAGGGACGCCGTCAGCAAGCCGCACAGCTTACTGGCTCATTAGGTCAAGCAGGTGCAGGCACATCGTTGCAAGCGGCTCAGCAAGCAGGACAGCTTGGTTTGAGCGCAGAGCAACTGGCTCAACGAGGTGCGTTAGAAAGTGGCCAGCTTGGTCTCTCAGGACAACAAGGCATTGGCTCATTGCTTGGCCAAGCTGGGCAAATGGGCATGCAAGCAGGCAGAGACATTGGTTCTCTCGCTCAACAGCGTGGTGCCCTTGGTTTACAGGGGGCGCAAGCTCAAGCAGGGCTTGCAGGTCAGAGAGCAGATATCGCTCGAGGCATAGGCCAGCTTGGTCTTCAAGGCCAACAGCTTGGCGCAGATATATTTGGCCAACAGATGGGCAGAACTGCACAGGCTGCTCAAGGACTTGGCGGTCTTACGCAAGATCAGTTTGGCACTGCATTACAAGCCTTTGGCGCAGGCACCGGGGCACAACGTGCAGCCGCGTCTGGTATCGCAGGACTCGGCCAGCAAGGACAGCAGATGCTGGGCAAACAAATAAGCACTCTTGGCCAGCTTGGTACTCAAGGTCGCGGCATACAACAAGCGGGTCTTGATGCGCAGTACAAGGCGGCTACTCAGATGGCTGATGAGCCATTCATGAGACTGCAGCGTGGCCAAGCATTGTTGCAAGGTGGCGCACCATTTATGCCTCAGTACCAGAGCGGTTTTGGGATAGGTTCTTCTCAAGGCCAAGGACAAACTAGGCCAGGCTTTGCAGCACAAGCGTTAAATGTCGCGGCTAATGTTGCTGGAGCTTACTACGGGGCTAAATCTGACATCCGCCTGAAAGAAAACGTAATGAAGATTGATGAAGTTCAACCCGGCGTAGGTTGGTACACATGGGATTGGAATGACATAGCTAAGGCGATGGGCGTTGATGATCCAACTGAAGGTGTTATTGCGCAAGAACTCAAGGCAGTTGATCCAAGCGCAGTCATCATGGGCGAGGATGGCTACTACAGCGTAGATTATTCAAAAGTAAACCGTAGCCGTGAAGCGATCTAAGCGCGAAAGAAAGATCAGCAAGGTGATGGGAGAGTTCAAAGATGGCTCTCTCAAATCAGGCGGTTCGGGTAGAAAGGTAACAAATCCAAAGCAAGCCATAGCGATTGCTTTGTCGGAGGCAGAGGGAATGAACCAAGGTGGAATGATGTACAACCAAATCATGCAACGACCAATGTTTCAAACGCCTCAACAGCGCCAAGGCATGGGCATCATGGCAGGCGTTGCGCCTGTGCGTGGGTATGCAGAAGGTGATCTTGTTTCAGATGACTTCTTCTCGCTTGAACAGACAGAAGCAGGTTCAGGTATGAACCTAAGAGACCTTACTAATTTTATCTTTGATCCATCTGATCCTGTTGACTATGCAACTTTAGGGTTAATAGCTTTTCCTCCTGCGTTAATTGCCGCTCGCCTCGCAAAGATGGGCGTAAAAGGAGCGAAAGCAGCAGAGCAAGTTCAAAAGGTTGTTAAGCTACAAGAAGCCATGCCAAGCAAACTGGGTGGCGGATCTTCTGGGGCTAAATCCGGTCTTCAAGTTCAGATGGCTGCATTGCCTGCTGCTCTCATGGAAGAAGATATTGCCATGGCTGATGAAATGCCTACGGCTCAAGAAGCCTCAACAGAAAGGTCTTCTACGAGCATCGAAGATGTTATTGATATTCCAAATGTTTACGAAATGATTGAAGGGTATTCTGGAGGAGGAATAGCATCTTTGCCCGTAATAGAGATGAGACTTGGGGGCGAGGTTATTAAGGGAATATTTGATTTTGTAACAACTTACGGATCAAGAGGTTTGGAAGCTCTCAGCGAAGGAGTGAAAAGACAGTTAAGCAAAGGGCAGGCTGATCAGTTAGTTGATCAAGCTAAAAAGGCGGACAAAGTCCTTGGTGAAGCCGGTGCTGAAACCGTTGAGCAGGGTCAAAGGTTAGTGCTTAAAAAGCCTGATGGGGAGTTAATTGAAACCCCCATAGGAAAAATTCCTAAAGCGCCTGAACCCCCTCCCCCAGCAAAAGTTGCTGATGATGCTGCAGGAGCGACTAAGAAATCCGATAAGAAAGCGGATAAGAAAGCGGATAAGAAAGCGGATAAAGAAGAGGGTGAGGCTGCAGCAAAGAGAAGACCAATTAGAACAATTGGTAAAGCTGGCGCAGTGGGTGCAGCGGGACTTGGAGCTACAGATTTAGCTCTTGGAACTAATTTCTTATCAGCTGGTCTTGAAAAGATTGGAGATACATACGGCGCTGTTAGGGATGATGTTGCCGCAACCTTGGAGATGCCTGAAATAGATGCTTTAAGACAAAGAGCAAATCCATCAGAAAGTCCATTCTATACTGGCGAGCGCGTTGAATTAACAGAATCTGTTATGGAGCAAGTTGACTTAAATAAAGATGGCAAGATTTCTGATGAAGAGCGCAAAGCAATAAAAGAAAAAGCTGATAAAGCTGTGGCGGCACAACAGAAACCTGATACAGGAACAGGAACAGGCACACCCAAGCCTGAAGCAACTGGGATCATGAAGTTCTTGTTTGGCAAGGACGGTATCGGTGGTGATCCGGGCGCGGTTGGCAAATCCATGGAGTACCTGGCTGACCCCAGAACTCGCTATGCGCTTGCTCGTGCTGCAGAGTCACGCCCCGGTATTGTAGACAGAAACTTCTTTACCGACTTCACGCTTGGTCAAGCTGAGTATGACCAGCTACAAAGCAAAGATGAAACTGCCTTGATGCAGAACTACGAGTTCTTGAAAGCTGCTGGCAAGAGCGATGATGAGATATTTAATTTGTTGTTGAGTAAAGATACTGAAAGCGACCTAATGGACACATACCGAGATGCAGTTTTGACGCTATATAAGGAAGCTGACGAAAATCCCAATAACACAGGGGTTGATAGAGATGATTTACTTAAACAAGCTCAAATGCGTGCGGCACAAATAGTTTTTGGAACACAATCTTCTGCACCACAAGATAGAGAAGTAGTTCAAACTGTCGAACTTGAGTAATGATCAGAGTCAACCTGCCTGATGGGCGAGCTATCAACGTAAAAACAGACAATGTTGATTTAGCTAAAGCCAGAGCTAGAAAGTATCTGCAAGAGAACCCGCTTGTAGAACGTGGCGCTCAGTTGGGTGAAGAAGATGTCTCTGCTATTGGTGACATTGGTCGCGCTTTGGGGGTTGCTGTTGTTAGTGCTGCTGAAGGTGCAGCAACATTGCCATCTGAAATCGCTGGCGATCAAAAGAGCGTTGAAGAGTTAAGGCAGTTCTTTGAAAAGTACAAACCAGAAACCTCCACAGAAATCGGCAAAGCTGCGCGTTTTATTGGACAGTTTGCTATCCCCGGTGGCATAGCCGCAAGAGCCGTTAGGGGCGCTGGAAAACTGGTGCAAACTGCAGCATTTGGCGCAACCGACATCGCAGTTGCTACACCTGATGTAGAAACCCTAGGCGATTTATTTGAAGGTGGCCCCACTCAAAGGATTGATACAGCTGATCTAGCTGGGGCTGAGCTTGCTGCTGCCAATCTATCAAACAGACTTAAAGTTGGCGCAGAAGGAGCAGCATTGGTTCTTGGTGTGCCCGCTATAGCTAAGCTAGGTCTTCAGGCAGTAGGTGCGACAGCTGGTGCAATTGGCAGGACTGACTTCATAAGAGATGCGGCACGAGCAATCAAAGATCCCAACACCCCATTTCATGACGTTGGTGTAAAACCAGACCTTTCTGACCCAAGCTTCATCCGAGGCAACATAGATCGATTCAAGAAAAACTTCACTAAGTACGCTAAGTTTCAAGGCGGTATGCCTGATAGGTTCACCAAACAATACGACGCTTTGCGCATTCATGAGATTGCTGCTCATAGTTCTGGAGCGCGACAAGCAGTCGAGAAGATAGACAACGCTCTAACCTTTGTTAACAAGAATGAAGGCGTCTTTAACAATCAAGACAAGAGCAGGATTCTTAACACATTGAATGATTTCTTGTTCGCTGAACAATCCATGGCGAACCCAGGCTTGACCCGCGAAGTAATAAAAAACAACGCGGCTAAAGAGCTTAAAGAAATTGATGACATCATCGCCAAGAATGCGTCAAAGAGCTTGTTTGCTAATCGCAAAGACATGAGCTTGTTTAAGGGCGCAGAAGATCTGCGAGGCCAGATAGATGGATTGAGTGACTCTGTGCAAGACATATTGCGTGATCCAATACTCACTCCAGAGATGCAAGCAGATTTGATTGAAACCATAGGGAACAACAAAAC